TTGGCGTGGCGGGCGGTGCTGAGCGCGGCGGCAATGGCTTGGGATTTTGGATGGCCGGAGGCGATCATTTCACCAATGTTGGAACTGATCGTCTTCTGCGAAGAACCTTTGGCGAGTGGCATGGCTTACCCCGGAGAATAGGTGACGTTGACGGACTGGCCAGTGCCCGGCGTAACCACCAAGCCCGTTGAGAAGACCTGCCCCAACTTGACGACGCCAACCGTGGCCGGGATCGCGCAGAGGGCGTTGGCTGCCGCCACGGTGCTGACGGCCCCAGTATTGCTGATCGTTCCGGCGGTTGTTCCAGCCACGACAACTGAAAAGTTCACAAGGTAGCCCTTGCCAACGTAAATCACTGTGGCGGCAGTGACCGTGACAGATGTCTGCGTTCCAAGGCTGCGGGTGGTTGCTTGGGAAAGCCCATTGATAGCGACGACGCCATTCTTCTGGGTAGTGAGAATATCATCGAGCGATGTGGCCATCAGAATTTCCCATCAGCCTGAGCGCGGTAGCGGATATTCCCCAATCTCCAGAAAGAGCCAATGTCATTGCTCTCAATGCGGATCGCCACCAAGCGGCCACGGAAGCGGGGCGTGATATATGTCGTCGCCTGCGTCAGCGTGTAGGGGCCGTAAGGCACGGGGGTTTGGCCCGGATAGTCCGCGATGTAGAAGGTAAGCAGGATATTGGCACCTTGCGTCCCATTAAAGTAGCCCCACTTCATGTCGGGCCAAACCTGATCAATGAAGCTCTTTACGTCCGCTTCCGTCAGGGCAAAATAGCCCGTTTGAAAGTAGGAGTTCATTGCCACGCCATCGGCGTCAGTCGAAGTTTCATGCTGGTAAAGATACTGGTTTAGCCCTGCCCCAATAGGGGGGCCGAGCACGGATTGATTGATCCAAGCAGACCTAGCCACGTAAGGGTTGGCGGCAGAATTAAAGCCATAGTCCCACTGGTCAAGCACAATGTTGTATTTGACGTAACCTTCATTTTCCCCGCTATTAGCATAGGTGGGGAAATACCAAGTGATCTCGCCGAAGCGGGAGTTGGGAGCGATCCTGATGCGGTCGAGGTTGGTTATATCAAGGTCTTGAAAGACCACATCCCAGATCGGGCATTTGATTGGCTCAACGCCAGACCCAGCCAGCCGATAAAACTGGCTCTGTCCCATCCAATAGACGACGCCGTTCATCGACCCTGCGGCTTTGCGTCCAATGAGGCCGCATCCCGTTCCCAGCTCATTGAACTGATACACATAAGGGGGGCCAACGTACTGCATTGCCCAAAGCCCAAGATCGGTCCAAAGAAGACCTTGTTGAGGCCCTTGGATGCCCTGAACGATGCGCGATCCCTTGGGAATGCGGTAGCTGCCCGCCTGATTGGTTATTGAGGCGGTCCACTCATCGTAGTTTTCAACATCACACCAGCGGATCAACAAGGGGTCAATAATGCCGGTAAACGTGGAGCCCCAAGCAACAATCTGCCGCTGCGGCATGGCGACGAATATGCCCTCATTGACTGGCGGGGCAGCAACAATGATGTTTGCAACCGCAGTTCCAGCAGACGGGTCCCACGAGTAGATTGGCCCATTTAAGGGGTTGGCAATCAATATTGCGCCCCAGTTGTCCAGTGTCCAGTCGATGGCATTGATTGGGACACCCCGGTATTGCGGGGGAACGTATCCGCCGTAACCATACAGCCCGTAACCGCCAGAACCATAGCCAAGTCCGGGAGGCGATGGGCCGACGCCATTGTAGTAGACAAAGTGAACTTGTCCGCCATTCTCTGAGACAGTTGCCGTAGATGTAGCTGTCGAGCTTGCCGATATGGCAAAATTGTTCGCATTCGCCACAGATATGACGGTGTAGTTCCCATAAATTGTCACGCCACCAACAGATGTCGCCACCAGCGCAGGGAAGGTGTCTCCAGCCAGATAACCATGATTATTGAGGAGTACGTTGACCGAACTGAGCCCATTGGCCGTTGTATAGACAGGGGTTGCGCCATCATTTGCAACGGTCGATGTCGCGAGATCAGCGGCATAAATTGTATATTGATTTGCGTTTAGGGTTGGGTTGCTGACGGCGTATTGGCCGAACAATACAATGCCTCCAACGCTAACTTGTGTTTGAATATCAACGACATAATAGCTGTTTGTGTTGCGGCCAGTGTCCACAATTACGACCGCATTGCTGCCCGCCGTAGTACTAAAGTTGGATGTCACATTGACGGTAGTGCTCTCAGGGGTAATATCTTGGCTGCCCCCAGAGATAATGACCCCCAGCGTGTTGCCGCCGCCCGTTATCAAGCCGCCAGATACATACGTGGTGGTGGTTGCATTGGCATATGATACGCTGGTCGATGTGGCAGCCGTTATTTTGTAAGTGCCATTATATCCGCTGGGAGTGATCCCGCTTACCGTGATGCTTTTCCCAACGGTAAAAGTAAACGGTCCAGTAAAGGTCAGAGTTACCGTTGTTCCCGTTCCACTTGCGCCTGTGACTTTGATGGGAGCAATGCCATCTGCGCCAACAGCAAGATAGGAGTTGGCGTTGGTGTCTTCCCATGCCCACAAAGAACGCACAGTTGAGCCGATTTGACTGGCATAAAACCGCGTCCAGCCGCCCAGCTTCTGCACCAGACCGCCAAGCGTTCTGTCCGGGATAAAGCGGATGAGCTGGCTCTCGGAGATGGCAGCCTCGTTGAGGGCGGGCGTCTTGTTGACGTCCACTCCCGGCATCAATTTTAAGGAGGAATGGGGCATGGATTACCCCCTCGTCGGGGTGGCAAGTGGCGACGGAGACTGCGAGGACCAGCCCGCAGCCTCGAACTTCTTGCGCGCCTCTTCACTGGCCGCGCCTTTCAAAAGCGTTTGGTATTGGCTTTCATAACTCATAGCCATCTGCGGGTCATCATTCATGCGACCAAAGTTACGTTGATACGCAGAAATGTAAACCATGCTGGCCATAATCATAATGTCCGGCAAGTTCAGGCTGATAAACGTCGTCGGGTTAGTCGCCGACAGGCTTGCCGGGCGATAGGTTCCAACAATTTCAACGGTGTAACCGCTATCGGGATATGGCCCCACCAAGAAAGTGTAGTCGTCAAATGGCACCCAGTATTGGGGAACACCACGATTGGCTACAGCGCCAGACCCATATACCGCGTCAAGGAACTCCTTCGTCGTAGGCAGAAGAGGTACGCGCTGAGCAAGATCGGGATCGGTGGAACCAACAAGAACGTTAATCTGTTCCGGGACGACTAGAGTGCCGTAAGGAAACGTATCAGCGTTAACGTTTAGAATCCGGCTCCCAGTAGTTAAACTATATGCTGTGGTCGAGCCGGAGGTGAACAGGAAATCCAAATCGCGATACATCCGCAATTCGGCGTACACGATCATTTGGGGTAGGATTGTCAAAAAAGCCGGATCAGTCTCCGCCACAACAGCCATCGTCGCCACTTGCGTGATGTAACTGGTGGTGCCAGACACCGAACCGTTATATGACATTGGGGTTGTCATGCTGAAAACTCCTTGACAGCGGCACTATACCACCGTCGAAGCGTTTACGCCATGCTCGTGGCTTTGGCTTTTACTTCTGCCACCCGGCGGGTCCAACCCTTGCCAAATGTGTCAAAGGTGGTCAGGCGTTTGAGAAAAGCAAGCCGCATGTCGCAAAGTGCATCAATCATTTGGTCAGCATTGCAGGCTTTAATGGCCTCCAATGATTTTGACCCGATTACGCCATCTTGAATGACCCCCGCAATTTGCTGAAGATACCTTGCGGCACGCCCAGTTCCGCTGTTAACGGCAAGGTCAAAGGCTGCATANTCNANCCCNNNNGGAAGCTGGTCGCCTTTGATCTTGTCCCAATACAAAGACTTGTAGAAAGGCTTCACTATCTCAGGCGTCAGTNCGCGCATTTCCGTTTCGGTAACGTCACGGTTCAAATAAANTTCCCAATTTCTTCGCGTAACTCCGAGGTTTGTCATGCCCCCGGGGTCTTTTGGATTGTCAACGAATCCGCCCTCATTCCCAATTATAAGCGCGAAGCACTTGTCGAAGTTGTCNTTCACCGCGCCACGCCCTTGAGTTTTTCAAGCGTCCTTAATCCGCCCATGCCGAGCATCGCGAAGACTAGCTGCCAGAGCGTGTCGTCAAGCTTGGGCGGAACGGGCGGGTGAAATCCAAAGCAGAGGCCAACCCACACAAAGATCGGAGCCGCCACGAACTGATAAGCCAAAGCCAAGCCGCATGTCCAACCGATAAATGGGCGCCAGCCAGACACAAACACGTTGGAATTGGCCGCTTCAACGGCATTCACATCGCTTTGCGACTTGTCCCAAGCCTGAAGGCTGTCACGCAGGGCGCTCTCGGCCTTGGCGCGCTGGTCGGGGTCGGGCACGAATTTGTTGATGATTTGGAGGCCAGCGCCAATGGCGTCGTCAATTCCGAAGCTCATGACTTGTCAGCCTTTCCATCGAGTTTGTCGTAGATCCGCTGGAACATCGTCTCAATGTGATCCATGCGCTTATCCATGTCTAATTTACTGACATAGGATGTAGGCAAATCTATCTCAATATCATGAAGGTCTTTCCGCAGTTCTTTGACCGCGCCCCACAATTCGCGGCCAAACCATCCGCCTGCTCCTATCGCGGCAATGCAAACCATGTTCAAAATGCTTTGCGTTTCCATTATGCGGCCTCTTCTTGCACATCACCGAGGTAATAGCCGAGATTGGACCGCAAGCGGTCGTCATGAGGCGCCAAATCTACCGCAATTTGCCCTTGTTGAACAGCCGCGCTCTTTAACCCGAGGTTCCACGCCGAGATCGCTGCGTAGTCGTGCGGCTGCCACCCCCAAACCTC